GACTACTGCGGTATGAGTGTTAACAAAGTAGAGAATGATGTTTGGATCGATTTCCCATGGGAATCTTGGTGGAATAGGAGTACATTATGAAGGTTGGATTTAGTTTAGGTCGTTGTATTCGTGACATCGTTAACAATGAAGTTGACATTGACGATGTTATTGTAATTATATCAGGCACACGATTCGAAACACAAGAGCAGTTAACTGCTATTGTAAACGAATACATGTATCGCCCTGGATACTTGGATGGATTAGAAGAGTCTGAATGCCAAGGTGTGGCTAGTGTACTATTCCGTGAAGGAAAGATACACCAGCCGCGCAACTTTGGTATATATAGAACTATGATGCCAGAAGGTGCTGTGTGGGCAGACCTGTTCCCCACTGGCGGACATGCGGACCCAATGGTAAAAGAAGCATGGCAGACATATAGAGGTATGTTGGGAATTACTGGTAATAAACCAGATAACAAAGAATATCTCGAATCTAATTGGAAAATATAAATGACTTATGTAGTTACTGAAAGTTGTGTCAAATGCAAGTACACTGATTGTGTAGATGTATGCCCCGTTGATTGTTTTAAAGAAGGTCCTAACTTTATTGTTATTGACCCAGATGAGTGCATTGACTGTGGAGTATGCGTTCCAGAATGCCCAGTTGATGCAATTTTTGCAGACACTGATGTTGATGCAAGCCAACACCCATTCATTGCATTAAATGCAGAACTTAGTAAAATTTGGCCAACAATCTTAAAAAAGAAACCGGAACTAGATACCGCTGAAGAATTTAAGAATGTCAAAGACAAAAAAGACCTATTGGAAAAATGACTGGTATCTTAAGCAAGAGGGAACAAGCACTCAATGACCTCATTGATAGATCTAAGTGTGCCAGGTTGCAAGAAAAGTTTAAAGGCATTGCGGCATTGCCTTTGGCATTACCTAAATTTGAATTAGATGATGTTAATAAATTTTGGGAAATATGGAATGCAAATGTTACCACTGTTTCTAGGCAAGTAACGCTCGGCGATCGAGGATCAGAAGGTGCACCAAATCCGTCATTGGAAAGAACGCAATGGGACGGGCTAGCACTTTACGAAGATCCAACATTGTTGGGCGAAGCGGCATGGCGGACTGTAGTATCTGAAGAGCTAGCAGACTCACAAAAAAATTATGTCAAGTCTATATTTGATCTTCTCCCGTTTCAACGTATTAGATCTATTAGACTTTGGAGTGCTCATAGAAAAATAACCCCACACTACGATGGCAACATGCCGCCAACACTAGATAGAGTTTTACAATTTCCTGCTGAGATTCGAATCATGCTTGACGATAAAAATCCAACAGAGACTTTTTGGGTCTGCTCAAATACAAAGTATAAACCAAACCAGCAACATCCAATCCCCAATAACGACAAGCTTTATGTTAAGCTACCAACTGATTCAAATGCATTTGCTTGGAACAACGAAAACTTCTTGCACGGCGCTGATTACGATCCAAGATATAAAAAAATATTGGTTGTAGTGAAAGGTTGGGTTGACTTAGATAAACTTGAAACACTGATTGATGCAAGCATTGACAAATATCCTGAATTTATATTGAAAGAACTAAATGAATAATATTATCATCCAAGGCCAAGGCGTAGTCGGTCAAGCCACAGAACTTTTTCTAAAAAACTTCAATCCCTCAATTGATATTGTCTTTAATGATCCGCCAAAGGGTATTTTTGTTAACAATGAAGCATGGACAGAAGCTGAGTATCTAATAATTTGTGTTAACACAGACTTAGATGATTCTCTTCCAATTCCAGAAAACTCTACAGCTAATGTTGACTCTGCAATCAATGAAGCGTTAGAAAAAGGTTTTAGAGGTAAAATTGTTCTTCGCAGTACGTCGAGTGTTGAGTCTGTTCAAAAGCTATTAGATTTCTTTGGCGAAGACTTAATTGTTTGGCCCGAGTATATCAGGGAAGCAACATGGCAAGAAGATGCCGTGAATCCAAGTGTAATTGTGTTAGGCGGCAATGCTAAAGAGTTTTCTGACTTAGTAGCAAGCTATCCTGGTCTTACAATTATTACCGACCCACTGGAAGCAATGATAGCAAAACTATCTACCAATACATTTTTGGCTATGAAAGTTATTTTTGCTAATCAAGTATCAGAACTTTGTAATGCACAAGGTGCTTCTTATGACGTTGTTAAACAACTCCTAACACATGAAGGTCGATTAGGTTTTAGTCATTGGTCAGTTCCTGGCGCTGATGGCATGCCAGGTTTTAGTGGTAAGTGCTTTCCAAAAGACGTTAAAACATTTGAAGCGGCCCTTGTTAAGTCAGGCATACCAATTGATCTGATCAGAGCCATTACTGTATTAAACGAATCAATGAGGTCCAATGAGCAATAAAGACTGGGATACTATTGTAAAAGCGTTGCATTCGTTGGGTAAAACGGATAGAAACGAACTTGACACGCAATGGATACTATGCTACAATGATGGTACTAGAAAGCTTGTCTTAGATCATACTCATGACAATCTAGAAGAAATATTACAGGCATTTGAAGATTTCTGTAAAGGTGCTGGGTTTATCTTTGATGGCTTTGCTATTGTTGACGAAGATGGAATTCCAGTTAACGGATTAAACTCTATAGCAAAATTGGAAGTTGGCGATGAAGATCAAACTGGTTAGTGATTTACACCTTGAGTTTGAAGACATTAACATTAAAAACGACAAGGACTATGACGTCCTTATTTTGTCTGGTGATATTCTGGTCATCAACGACTTGCACGACCATCCAGAAGAAAAGTACAGCCATTTAGACATTGCGGCATTAAAGTTTGGACAGGCTCGTGCCCAACTATTCCGCGACTTTTTAAAGCGTTGTAGTTTTCAATTTCCACACGTTGTTTATGTTGCTGGTAACCATGAATTTTATCATGGTGAGTTCCATAGGGGTGTTGAACATATACGTGAAGAATGTGCTAAATTTCTTAACATACACTTCTTAGAACGTGATTGCCAGTTCATTAATGGAGTAATGTTTGTAGGTGGTACATTGTGGACCGACATGAACAAAGGTGACCCTCTTACCCAACATGCCATCAGTGACATGATGAATGACTTCCGTGTTATTAGAAATGACCACCACGGATATACAAAGCTACGCCCTGCTCATGTTATTGATCGGCATCGTAAAACACTTGGTTACATTCAACAAATTGTTGATGCTAATAAAGACAGGAAGTGTGTAGTTGTTGGACACCATGCACCTAGCTATCAAAGCATAGGCGAGCAGTACAAACATGATACACTTATGAATGGTGGCTATGCCAGTGACCTAAGTGAGTTTATCTTAGATCGTCCACAGATTAAACTTTGGACACACGGACACATGCACCAGACATTTGACTATATGATTGGTGAAACAAGAGTTGTTTGTAACCCACGTGGTTATGAATCGCACGGTGAAGTGTCGGGTTGGAACCCAGATATTTTAATTGAAATTTAAGGAGTTATTATGATTAGCTTACAGCAATTTTTTGAAGCAACTGGTTATCGCATTACCGAAGGCGATACATACGGCTGGAACTGTTATGGATCTAATGCACATCAACTGAGTGCGTGGAATGGTGTTCATGGCGCAGGTGGATGGAGTGCCAACATTGTGTTTAGCACAAAGAGCCAAAAAGTGTACGAAGTAGAAGTATGCGACTACACAAACGATCGTGCATATCGACTGATCAATCCTAAATATAAAGCCAAGCACGACCAAGAAGGTACCCAACGTGGCGAGTTTGGAAATCAAGCTTGGGACGATGTTGACTACACTGACTTAGATGTAGAAGAAGACTTTCTTGAAAAGCTAGTAGCTATTGTCAATGGTGAGGACTATGACACTAGAGTACAAGTGTCAGTTGACTTTAGTGATGATGAATTGTTAAAGTATATGAAGTTAGCTCATGAACGTGATATTACTTTCAATCAGCTTGTCGAAGAAGCACTTCGAGCCGCAATTGAAAGGTATAAGTTAGATGAATTTACAGAAGACTATGGACAGGATCTAGGTTGACATGGATAATAAACTACATGAAGTGATGAACATTCTTAGTGAAGAATGTGCCGAGGTGATTCAAGCAGTTAGCAAGTGTCACCGCTTTGGTTTGGATAACCTCAAACCAGGAAAACCTTTAACTAATGCACAACACCTAGAAGGTGAAATTGGTGATTTACTTGCCATGGTAGATCTGTTAAAATTAAAAGGAATTGTAACAGAAGCTGGCCTTGATAAAGCAAAGCAAGCCAAAATTGAAAAACTGAAAGTGTGGTCTACTATCTATGAATGAATTTAAAGTAAGTGAAGTCTTTTACTCCGCACAAGGCGAAGGACGCTTTGTAGGTGTACCTAGTGTATTCTTCCGTACATTTGGTTGCAACTTTAAGTGTCCGGGGTTTGGCTTGCCTGCAGGCGAGAAAACAACAGAGCCAGATGACATTGGTAAGGAAGTTCACTTATACAAAACATTTATGGACTTGCCGTTGGCACAAACAGGATGTGACAGCTATGCAAGCTGGCATCCTGCTTTTAAACATCTTAGTCCAAACTACTCTGTAGAGCAAAGTATTGATACAATGCTAGATCTTACTCCTAATCATAAATGGATGCAAGACAATGGTAATGATGTACACTTGGTTATTACAGGTGGTGAACCGTTACTAGGATGGCAAATGTTGTATCCAAGTTTGTTAAGCAACTCGCGTATGCAAGACTTAGAGAATTTAACATTTGAAACCAATGGTACTCAAAAGTTGCACGATGACTTCCACACATACCTTTTTGAAGAGTGGACTCGCTTTGGCAGAGACCGAGACTATCTAACTTTCAGCGTAAGCCCTAAGTTAAGTGCAAGCGGAGAGAAGTGGAGTGATGCTATCAAGCCTGATGTTGTTGTTGAATATCAAGCACTAGGACATACCTACTTAAAGTTTGTCATTGATAACATCTTGGATTTTAAAGAAGTAGACCAAGCAGTTAGCGAGTATCGCAAAGCAGGGTTTGGCGGCCAAGTTTATGTTATGCCAGTTGGCGGCACAGACAAAGCATACTTCTCTAACACTAGACATATTGCAGATGAAGCATTGGCACGTGGCTATCGTTATAGTCCACGCTTACATGTTGATATTTGGAGCAATGGTTGGGGCAAATGAAAGCACAAAAGCCAGCAGAGGGTATTAGTATAGACAAGAACTTTGGCGATGCCAGAGTCTTTAACGTTGAGTGTGACTGCTCTGCAGATGATCACGCTGTTAAAATGTGGATTGAAGTTCAACGTGACAAGGATATCCCAGACGTTGAGATAAGCTTTTATGTTACTACCTGGACACCAATTTGGAAAGGCTGGGGAGACCGATTAAAAGCTGTTTATGAAATTCTATTTAAAGGTGTTCATAAACAAGAGCATCATATGCTACTAAACAAGCAATCAGCATTAAATTTTGCTGAAGCCATCAAGTCTGAAATTGTAAATTTAGAGAAAAACCATCTTAAGTGATATATAGCATTATGGAAACCTGGGCACATCTTTGCAATACCAATAACAAGTTTTACACTCTTACAATTTCAGAAGAGTGTAAAGAGTGTGGCCTTAATCATAAAGTTCAGTCTTTAAGATTTGACGGATATCGTCCTACTCCGCTAATTAAACGTACAACGGAAACAAGCTTGCCTATCCGTCGTAGGATTGCCGCACTATTCTTACCTAAAGAATTACCCACAAAAATTGATGAGAACCAACACGACTATTATGACAGACAAGGTTAATACAATGGAACACGCAAATGAATCAAACCCTTGCCAGGGCATTTGCGTTATAGATGAAAAAGACTTTTGTATTGGATGTTCCCGTACATTAGAAGAAAAAGACAACTGGTACAAAGAATCTAACGAATGGCGAGACAATGTAATAGCCGAGATTAAAAAGCGCGAAAACAGATTCTTCTAAAATGACAAGTTTAAAAATCCCAAGAGTTACAAAAGAATTTGTAAAGGATGGTTTGCAGGCTTTTGATCACTACACATTTCATGAGCCTGAGGTAGTACTGAACTTTCATTTTCCTGATGTAGTTTTGTTTACATTACTTGCACATGTTAAAAAACCAAAACATATCTTAGACCTTGGCAGCTATTTTGGTATACTTCCATTTGTAGTTGAAGAAATAAGCAGAATCAACAACTGCCCAGAATCTTTCAATTGGACGTTGGTAGATAATTGTTTGTATACTAAGGAACTTGCTGGAACTATCAATGGTGATGTTACTTTTTCGAGTCGATATCTAAATCGCAATCACTTAGATAGCTGGCACGAGAATAATGTCCCAAAGTGGAAAGAAAATGTGCTATTTAAAAAGGTAGGGGAATACTACTTGCCACCTTCAACCACATTAGAATTTGAAAGGTATTGGTCTTGCTTTGCAACACACTATAAAGTGCCAAAGCCTTCAATGAAAATGTTTGAAAGCATAGATGAAGTCAAAGATACAAAATTTGATTTGGTTCACTTTGATTTAACAGCTGGTGCATCCGAGCTTAATAGAAAAATGTTTCACCTTATTGCCGAACACAAACTAAACGATGACGGTATTATTGTATTTGATGATATGCGACCACAGCATCCTAAAATGCTGGTTTTTTTCCAGTATATTTTAGCAACCAGTGATTTCAGACCTGTTGCATTTAGCACAGGAAAAATTGCAATGATGCGAAAGAAATATAAACCAGAATTTATTTTTAAAGTAGACAACGCAGGATTAAGAGAAGTCAACCATACACGTGACAATTATTTTTCTTTTGCAATGGCAGGCGGCGAAGAAACTGATTGGGGTGACTTTCTTGACCTTAGGGCAAACTAAACAACAAATCACACATAACTATTACTATGCTGAACTATATAAAGAACCTATTCAAGCGCAAGCCAAGTGCTAAGTCAATGAAAGATAATCCAGAACCATGGGTTAATGTTATTGCCGCACATGTTGATCCTAATAACCCAAAGCAAGGCTATTTTGAACTTGAATGGAACCCTGCCTTTGTACTGTTCCTAAGAGAAAATGGTTTTAGGGGTGCAACGCCAGAGGAGATTGTGGACCAGTGGTTCACTGAACTATGCCGCAATGTTGGTATGGACGGAATGGCAGATGGCTCGTTCATAGCCGAAGCTGGCCGCATGGCAACAAACAATAAAACTCGTTCTCAGGCTTGACTTTTACAGTAGCTCTTGCTACAATACACACATGAGCTATCTAATTGTTGACGCCGCTAACCTATTCTTTCGCGCACGGCACGTGATCCGTACTGGTGATCCAGAAGAACGTGTGGCCATGAGCTATCACATTATTCTTGCATCTGTCCTGCGTGAGTGGCGTGAACGACAGGGCAAGCACGTGGTCTTCTGCTTTGAAGGTCGTAGCTGGCGCAAGGATGTTTATCTTCCTTATAAAGCTAATCGTACTGAAGGTCGTGCTAAACATACTGCCGCAGAAGCTGAGGAAGAAAAACTGTTCTGGGAAAGCTTTGACAAGTTCTACGAATACATTAGTACTAAGACTAACGTAACAGTACTTCGCAATCCTGTTTGCGAAGCAGATGACTTCATTGCTCGCTGGATTCAATTGCATCCCGGAGACAACCACATTATCGTATCAAGCGATACAGACTTTGAACAATTGATTGCACCTAATGTTCAGTTGTTCAATGGTATAAGCGGCGTCTTAACTACTCATGAAGGATACTTTGATGACAAGCGTAAGCCTATCAAAGATAAAAAGACTGGTGAAGTCAAAGCCGCACCAGACCCGCAATGGCTACTCTTTGAGAAGTGTATGCGTGGCGACACCTCCGACAATGTCTTCTCTGCTTATCCGGGAGTACGTGAGAAGGGGACAAAGAATAAGGTTGGTCTCCGTGAGGCCTTTGCCGACCGAGACAACAAGGGCTTCATGTGGAACAATCTCATGCTCCAACGTTGGACCGACCATGAAGGTGTCGAACACTTAGTTCGTGATGACTATGAACGTAACCGAGCTATCATTGACCTAACAGCACAACCTGAGAATATTAAAGCTATCCTCGACCAAACAATTGCTGAAGCTGTACAGAAAGAACGTAATCCATCCGTAGGACCTCACTTTATGAAGTTTTGTGGTAAGTATGGTTTACAGAAGGCTTCAGATAATGCTCAACAACATACTCAATGGCTGGCGGCCACTTATAACTAAACTCGCTATAGCTGTACTCTTGCTATATCTTGTAGCAAAGTGTATTCCAGTTTTGGCCGCTGGCGTTGTAGTTGACAGCAAGTGGACATGTGGTCCTAGCGAAGAAGTCGGTAAAGCATTAATTACCAATGGCGAAGACATTATTGCAACTGGCGTAGTTGACGACTTGTTTGTAATGTCATTCTGGGCAAATAGAGAAACAAGGGAATGGACTCTAGTGTTAACAGATAACAAGAATCGCAATATTAGCTGTGTAGTAGCGTATGGTAGTAAACTTAGAACAATTCCTTCTACCAAAATGTCAGTTTAAGCAGTATTTAATAGGTTCATTATATACGCACTTTTGCTAAATAAGTGCATGAGCAGACCTAAGCCAACAATAATACTAACAAACACAAATCCTCGCACATACAAAAGCGAAGAAGTACTTGCGGCTGATGCTATCTATGCAGTATTTTATAAAGATAAGCCTATCAATCTACGTACATTAAACAGTCTGGTAAGCTACCCAGGACCTAAATATAAAAAAGTAAGCTTCTCTAACCCCGGACATGCATTTAACTTGTCTGACCGTTTGAATAAAATGTTTAAAACTACAGATTTTAGCGTAGTTGAACTCAAACAAGGTCGCAAAATCAATGAGTCAGGAACTAGCTTTAAAGATAACTGAGTACCTAGCTCAGTATCCAGTGCCTCATATATGGGAGGCAACAAAAATAACACCATACACGGTGTTTAAAAACTACCAGCCAGGCAAGCAAAAAGGTCTACGCTTAACTGCTTTTGGTTGGGAGTTAATGAAACCACACTTTCGATATTGGTCTTATCAAATGCCCCCAGGTTGGGCGCCAAAACCCGGACACTTAATTGGTCTAGAACAGCATCTTGACTGGCCTTACTACCACGGTGCAGGTTACTTTCGAATATTTGGGGAAAATGATGCCATGGAAATACGTTTAGTAAACGATGACATACAACTATGGCTCAATGGACTGAGCAGGAAAGCTCAACGCAAGGGTTAGGCCCTTTTGACTTCTTGCCAATAGTGTGTTAGTGCTGTTATTATGATGCCAATGAATACTGCATACGCCAAATTAAACGCAAAGGTACTCAGGGTAACTACCAACATAACTCCTGCATCTGCTTGTTTTAGCCGTAGACTTTTCCAATCAAATGTGTGATAGCATACAACGCACATAACTCCTATTAGTGCGGCCAATGGAATGTTTTCAATGACTGCACTTGCAAATAGAATGTAAGCCAAGATACACAGGGCCTCAACTACACCTGCTAAACGTTGATGTCCACCTGCTTCTAAGTTAATAACAGTTTGTCCAATCATGGCACAACCGCCCATACCACCAAACAAGCCAGTTAGCACATTGCCGGCGCCTTGTGCTACGCTTTCTTTATTAGGTTGGTTAACCCCGCCGATAGTTTTATCTACCAAATTAGCAGTCAGTAATGTTTCAATCAAGCCAATACCTGCTAAAACAAAACTGTAGGGTGCAATAATTTTTAAAGTTTCTAATGTCATTGGCACATCTGGCCAAGCAAAGGTCGGAAACGCACCAGATACTTCAGCAACATCTTTTACCAAGCGTGTATCTAATCCAAGCAACAGCACAACACCAGTGGTCAAGACTATACCAAACAAGCTACCAGGAATGTGTTTGGTAATTTTTGGGGCAACAACTACACCAGTAATGGTCAAAGCAATTAAACCAAGCATGATATAAAGTGGCATACCTGATTCAGGTACTTGGTGGAACTGTGCTGTAAAAATAACAAGAGCCAAGCCATTGACAAAACCAGTCATCACTGCAGGACTAACAAGTTTAATTAGTTTACCAAGTTTGAACGCACCAAACGCAACCTGTATAAGGCCCATGAGTATAATACAGGCAAAGAGATATTGTACTCCATGAGTCACTACCAAAGCAACTGATACAACTGCAAGACTTCCTGCGCCACCTGATATCAATCCTGGGCGGCCGCCGAACAAGGCAGTAACCAATCCCAATATAAAAGCCGCATACAGGCCAACCAATGGATTAACATGTGCAAGGATCGCAAAGGCAACTACCTCTGGCACCATTGCTAAACTGGTTGTTATTCCAGCAATGGTGTTTCTAAAATACAGATTCATTAGATTCTGGCAAGTGTCGTATTTGTACTGCCAAGCTTTACTTCAACTTGATCTACTCTGTTGTTTAACGTTTCAATTCTAAAGTTTAATCCAGTCGAACCAAACTTTAACCTAGTACCTTCTGTTCTCCAACTGATGTTTAAAGGTATCTTTGAAGCAATTACACGATTCGACATTGTTGCTGAGTTAGAATTCATAATACCAGGAGCAACAACTAATGGCTTACCAGCTCTCACTGAACAATAAAAGCTTTGATCAACATTCGAAACAGTAGGTGCGGCAACAGGTGTATCGTTTTTAATCCAGAATGTAAGATTCTGTGTAAGTTCTGGGATTCGTAAGAATGAACCAATTGTTGGATACAATTGAGTTACTGCTGTACCCATCCATGCCATGTCGGTTGTTCTAAAATAGTAAATTTCAGATGCAAGCAAAGGGTTGATTTTATTTGCCAGCGATGTTTCAAGACCAGTGTCTTGTGCAAGGAACCAGTGGAATACTAGACCAACAACTTTTACTGAGTTGTTATTTTGCCAAACACGTTCGTTTATTTGAAAGCTATGACCCTTGACCCAGAAGTTTGAAGTGCCAATTGGGGCAGGTAGCACCAACGGAACAAGTGCATTTGGTTGAGGTCTAAAGTCAGCGATACCTCCGTTTGCTGTAAAAGCGGCTGATAAAATTTGGCGTGGATTCATAACCATATTTAGCAAAGTAGTACAAAGTACTAATCTGCTTAATTTTTAAGCAGAGTTGCAAAAAAACAACGAAAAAAGAGTCAAAAAAGTGCAAAAACCGGTTGACTCTGGCTCTAAAAAGCGGTATAATACATACACTATGAAACGGACTACTATCACCATCAAACTTGAGCGTTCTAAGCGCCGTTGCGTGGAACTGTACTCTGCAAATACCCCTTTCAAAGGTAAGGTTGAGCAGAGTCGTGTTGCATATAAACGACATGCAAAGAACCAAAAAGAGGTTGACAAGGATCTGGGTCTATAGTATACTACAAATATTGCGGAACGGTTCTGCAATACACACTCAACACACAAATTGGAGTTTTTATATGTCTAAAGTTCTTTCGCAAACCCCTGACGCTATTCGTAAACGTGCCGCTCGTGCTCGTGCCGCTGGTGTTATGGAAATGGTAGTTGCCGCTCCTGTGGCACCTGCTGTAGTTGAAGCCGCTATTGCAGAAGTTGCCGCTGGCGAGACTTTTACTCATGTCGGCTATGCTGTTGACAAAAAGGGTCGTGGTGCCCTTCGCTACACTAACGACAAGCGCCGTACTCGTACTCTTGTTCGCGCAGGCTGTACCGATGTCAAATTTGTAGAACTGCCTTCTGCTATGACTAAAGAGCAGATTGATGCTAGCGAGTTCATCGCTCAAGTTGTGCCTGAGGGCCGCGAGTTGCCTAAGGCAGTTGCCTAAATACAACGGAATGGGGTATTGACAAGTACCCCATTCCTTGCTATAATAAAGTTTTTAACACACCCTAAGTAGGAGCCACCAAATGGGAAATAATACAGTCGAAACACGCACCGTTAAGATTAGCGAGTGCAAACCTATTCTTCGCCGTGCCGTTGCAAAGCGCCGCCCGGTATTTGTTTGGGGTCCTCCCGGTGTTGGCAAGTCCGACATGGTGAACCAAGTTGCCAGTGAGTTTCCTAACTCTACTGTAGTTGACTTGCGTATGGCTCTTATGGATCCTACAGACATTAAAGGTGTCCCTTACTACAGTCAAGGCGACAACACTATGAAGTGGGCTACCCCTTCAGAATTGCCTAGCAAAGAATTTGCACAAGAACACGACATTGTCTTTTTGTTCTTGGACGAGTTGAACTCTGCTCCGCCTGCTGTTCAAGCCGCGGCTTATCAGCTGATTCTTAACCGCAAGGTTGGTCAGTACACTCTGCCTGAGAATGTTGTTCTAATTGCCGCAGGTAACCGTATGGGCGATAAGGGTGTTACCTATCGTATGCCTAGCCCACTGGCTAACCGCTTCATGCACTTGGAAATCCGTGTGGACTTTGAAGACTGGGAACAATGGGCTATTATGCACGAAGTTCATCCACATGTGGTTGGCTTCTTGAAACAGTTCAAAGGTGACCTGTACAATTTTGATCCTACGCAACACGACCGCGCTTTCGCTACTCCACGTACCTGGAGTTTTGTAAGCGACATGCTAGATGACGAGATGCCCGACTCTGCTAACACTGATATGGTAGCAGGCTTGGTTGGCGAAGGTATGGCAATTAAGTTTATGGCACATCGTAAGCATGCCGCAGACTTGCCTGACCCATCAGATGTGTTGTCTGGCAAAGTTACCACTTTCAAATCCAAGGAAGTGAGTGCCGCATACGCTCTGGTTACCAGCCTGTGCTATGAACTTCGCACTCGTTATGAAGATGGTAAGAGGACTGGCAAGTTGGACGACTTTAACAAGAGTGCAGATAACTGGCTTGGCTTTATGATGAGTAACTTTGAACCTGAAATGGTTATTATGGGTGCTCATACTGTATTGAAGAATTATAAGGTTGTGTTTGATCGTAAGAAGATGACCAACTTCCCAGAGTTCTTCAAACGCTATGCAAACTTGCTCACAGACGAGTAAGAGGTTAAGGGACTGGGCCGTACTTGAAATAATGTACGGCTCAGAAGCCCGGCAGGTCTGGACGGACCAGCCGCCTTCCCCCTCCGATGTTAGCGAGTGGCTCCGCAAACAAAGGAAAAGTTGGTCCGTCCGAACTTACCCCAAAGGAGCCACAATTAATGAAGTTACCAAATGGGCCAGAGAACAAGGACTAAAGCGATTGGATTGGGATTTTATTCCCAGGCAAAATGTTTGGTTCAGAGACCCACAAGTAGCAATGATTTGGGACTTGTCAGGTCCAAAAGATAAAGTAGAAAAAACGGTTGACCATTACCGAGAAACCTAGTATAATAGATACATACAGAAACAAATTGGAGCCACCAAATGTCTAAAATGCCCGCCCGTGATAAACTAGTTAAGAGCCGTGTTGCTATGCTTTTGAAGTATCCCTTCTGGGGGCCTTTGGCGGCACGTTTAAAACTTGAAGAAGTTGAATGGTGCAAGACTATTGCAACAGACGGCAGAAAGTTTTACTACAATTCAGACTTTGTTTCCAAGCTCAGCGATGGCGAGATGATTTTTGGCTTTGGACATGAGCTTGGACACATTATCTTTGATCACATGACACGCCGCGGCGATCGTGAGCCTGCCATTTGGAACATGGCAGGTGACTTTGTTATTAATAACATGCTTATCCGCGAAGGTGTTGGTACTCAAATTACCACTGTTCCAATCTTGGCAGATCGCAAGTACGAAGGTAAAACTGCTGACGAAGTGTATGACGACTTGATGGCCAATGCTACCAAGATTCAAATGACACTAGACGACCACTTGGATATGGAAGGTGATGGTGAAGATGGTGAAGGCGATTCCGACGGTAATGGTCAAAGCAAAGACGGCAAAGGCAAGCCCAAGTTCAAGAAGCTGTCAGAAGAAGAACGCAAAGCTTTGCGCGATGAGTGGCGTGAGGCTGTGATCCAAGCCGCTAAGAATGCCGGCGCAGGTAATACCCCTGCCGCTATCCAGCGTTTGGTAAAAGACATTACTGCTCCTGTAATGGACTTGAAAGACTTGTTGCGTATTCAGTTTAGCGGCTCTGTTAAAAGCGATTACACCTGGATGCGTCCTAACCGCAAAGCTTGGCATACTGGTGCAGTACTGCCAGGTCAATTGCCCGGCGAAGAACTTGACATTGTTGTAGCACTGGACGCATCTGGTTCTATTGACGAAGGCATGTTGCGCGACTTCCTGGGCATGGTACAAGGTGCTTTGGATCAGTTTACTAGTTACAAGGTCCGTGTTGTTACGTTTGACACAGACATTTATAACGAAGATACGTTTACTGGCGATGATGGTCGAAGCATGGGCGAGTATGAAGTTACCGGTGGCGGTGGTACAGACTTTACTTGCATCTGGCAATGGATGAAAGACAACGATGTTCAGCCCCATCAGTTGGTAGTATTCACAGACGGATACCCGTTTGGTAGCTGGGGTGATCCAGACTATTGCGACACGTTGTTTGTTGTACACGGCAGTGATGACATTACAGCACCGTTTGGTATTACTGCTAACTATGCTCCGCATAAACAACGTAGCCATCATTAATTTGGGTAGGTAGTTGCTCCTTATAACGCACCTTCGGGTGCGTTTTTTTTGGTTAAATCTTAGGTGATTCTAACTATAAGTATTCGTGGATATATTCCGTTCTATAACCTAGGAGATTTAAATGGAACAACAAGAACAACAAGCCCAACAACCAATTGGCTTAACACTACAAGACCTACGAGTTTTGGCTGGCGCAATTGAGTTGGGCTCACAACGTGGTGGCTACCGTGCTCCAGAGATGGAAATCATTGGTGCTACTTACAACAAGTTGGCCGCTTTCTTAAAAGCTAACGAGCCACAACAACCTGCAGAAGGAACTGCTGAAGCACCGGCAGAAGCGCCAGCTGAAGAAGTTACCGCAGAGCAGGCTTAATTAGAAAAGGAGCCGCTATGGCACAATTTATTAAACACGTAGGCGTAAACGGCAGTCAGAAAAAGATTGTTGTGGTTTTCAGAGAAGTACCCAACGACCCTGATTCTGCGTTAGTTATTCCAACTGATGCATTGCCACAATTATATCATGATGATTTAATTAGAGCAATTGAAAGTACAAACTGTCAAGCTAGCATGGATCCAAGTGAATACTTGTTTAGACAAGCATTCCACGATGGTACCAACATGCTTAATACTATTCACCAGCGTGGCTGGATGGTAAAGGTTCCAACTAAGTCAGTTGCAATGACACCTCGCCCTGGTGTTACTATTAACCTAGTTGATTTAAATCGCGAGTTAAAGCAAATAGGAAATGAGCAAGCGGCTTCTGGTTCAACACGTTCAAGCGATATTGCTACAAACGTACCAACTCCTCCACCAAGGGTTGTCGAACCCGCAAGAAACCCGCCAGGCGTCATTGACGATGTCCAACTTGCCGCCAAATATAGGGCACAAGCAAATAGCTTTGAAACAGAGGTTATTAGACTACGGGAGGAGGCAGAAAAGCTAGACCCAAAAAACGTGGTCGCGGCCGTCCAAGAAAAGTTATCCCCGTCGCCGGCGACCGAAGTGAAACGGGGCAGAGGACGTCCATCGAAGAAAACAGAAACAGTTTAAAAACTGGACTGTTTGATAAAATAAAAATGTTTTGGAGCAAGTAATGAGCATTCGCAAGAAAGACCGTAGCTTTGAAAACATGTTAAGAGAAATACATGTAGAAGAAGTTCCAGTAGAGTATATAGATTGGATAAAGGTCTATCTAGATGATGGTACTGAGTTAATTTTTAAGCAAAGCGATTTGAGTGATATTAAAACAAGCAAAGAGGTCTTAGGTATAAAGTCCTTAGAACAATACCTAG